CGCACCGAGCTTGCGGCCAATATCCGATACCTTGAACTGAAAATTGACAGTCAAACCCAAAGGCTCACCGTGCGCCTCGGCGGCATCATGGTCACGACGGCGGGCGTCATGGCGGGCGTCGTCGCCGGCATCCTCAAGATCTTCGGCCACGGGTGAGGGCCATGCCAAGACTCTATCCTGGCCACGGCGCGGGTTATCGCAAGTTGCCCCCGTTGCCGGCCGACCATTGGGCGCTCGCCGAGTGGTGCCCCGCTTGCAAAAAGGTTTTCGAGGCCGGCGACATCACCACGATGGTGCTGATTGGTCCCGGCGACGACCCGGAAGCGCGGCGGCTTGCGCGCGAGGGCAAGGCTTACACGGGCGTCGCAATCGTCGCCCATTGGGCATGTGTTACGGGGGAAGATCCATGAATGAACGGCCAGCACTCGATTATAAGCGGCACAGTCGGCGCGTCGGCGACGGGGCACCCGGCGGGCGCGAACTGATCCGGTCGGCGCGCAAGCAACTCGGGATGACCCAACGAGCAATGGCCGCCGGCCTCGGCATTTCGGCGCGAAGCGTCGAGCGGTACGAGCGCGGTGAACCGTTGCCTCACGACATCGCGCGCTCGCTGCGGCGGATGCTCGCCGCACGCGGGTCGTGGATCGCCTTCATCGCCTTCGATCCTGGCAATCCCGAGCACCGCGACCTCACCATCCGGTGGCAATGCTTGAACGTCGATTGCGGACACGTGTTCCGTGGCAAGCTCGCCGCCGCCGGCCACGGTGTGGCCGCGCAACGTTGGTTGTGGTGCCCGATATGCCGCGCCTCATCCGCGCCCATCGACGAGTCGGCGTGATGAACAAAATCACGTTTCGCATCGCCGATCACGGCGTTCGGCCAGCGCGTAACTCGGTGATTGAGATCTTGCTTGACGGTTCCGTGGTGGCGGCGCTCTATGCCCAACGCGAAGCGCCAGCCGTGAAGCTCATCAGCGCACACGCCTCGATGGAGTTCAACGACGGGCGCAAAGCATTCGCGCAATGGACATTCACATTCAAGCCCCGCCGGTATCGGCTTGGACGGAGCGGCGAGGTGATTTATCTCGACGAAGGCGATGAACCCGATTCTCGATGATGCCAAGCACTGGCGCGACCGCGCCACCGAGGCGCGCCAGCTTGCCGATGACATGCACGACGAGCTTTCACGTGAAACGATGCTCAAGATTGCCGACGAATACGACAAGCTCGCCGAGCGGGCCGTGCAGCGGGCAATAAAAAAAGCCGCCCCCGGAGGGGCGGCGTAGAAGTGGGAGGAAAACCCCACGCGCGGGTTGGCCGAAGGGGTGGAATTTTGGCTTTCCCCGTGGGTGGGTTCGGACGGCGCGGCGACCCTCACCGAAACTATGTTGGCTTTACTCCCACGTTTGGCCGTTGATGGTGATGATGGCGTTGCCCTTGACCGAAATCGTGATGTCAACCTCGGCCGTCTCGGGAACGGGTTCGGGCGCGGGCACAAGACCCGGCCACTCGGCACGCAATTGGTCGTCGCTACCCGCATAGCTGTTCGTGTCAACGTCGCCATCGACGCCGGGGCAACCTTGCGGGCCAGGGCCAACGTTGCCATCAGAATATTGCCACAACCACCAATCATCCCACGACGCTTGGCAAGTTGGACTCGTGCCGTACTGTGCAAGCCACAAACGCCGCGCACCGAAAAATGCGTTGTCGGCGCTGCCGAGTGCTTCCTTGCAGGTGTTCCCCGAATAGATGATGCATCGCCCTTCACCGATCCTCGCTTCGAGAAGTTCGATGAACTCGCGCGCTTCCGCTGCGGTCATCGTCGGGCCGCTCGGGTTTGATTCCCAATCTAAACAATATGCGGTTTCCGCGTCCACACCGACTACCGACAAAAAATTGTCGACTTGACCTTGGATTGATTCGCCGCCGTGGGCGAAATGATACGCGCCCCACACGAGGCCGGCGCGCATCGCCGGCGCGCATCGCGGCAAATACTGCGGATCTTGGTATGTGAGTCCTTCGGTCGCCTTGTGGATCACGCCGACGATACCGGCGGCGACCACATCATCCCACGAGAGAACCGTGTTATGATGACTTATGTCGATGACTTTTCGGCTCGGTATCGTCATTGCGGTGGCCCCTTTGGTTGCAGATGCAATAATTCCTCCGGTGCGATCATAATGCATTTCGCGAGTAGTTCTTGTGTCTCTTTCTGTGATTGATAGAACTGATCGACTTCGCGCTGGCGCGTTTCCGATGTTCTCCATCCAATAAAGAACAACAAACCAACCAACGCCGCGTTGATGACGACCATCGAAAGCGCGAACGGTTGCGCCTTGAGCGCATCAACGACGCCGCTTGCGACCTTTGCGCCTTCCTCGACGGGACCGGGGTTCATATGTTTGCTCTCGTTTTCAGTCATGTCCGACGAGCCGCGCCCGAACTTCATCGCAGCTTTGAACCACGCCGAAGAAGCGACCATCCGTCGTCGTGATGACGCATTTGACTTCCGCGCCAAGATGCCCGAACTCGCGCGGCTCGCGCATTGCCACGATCTGTTCGGAATTGATGATGATTGTTCCGGCGGGTCCGGTAAGCTCGATCAAACGCAGCGCGATGACAACGAGCGCGAGCAAGCGCAGCGCGATGACAACGCGCATCATGGCTGCCAATTCTTCGTGGAGTCGCGGATCGTGATAAACAATTTTTGCACTTGCTCATAGGGCACGCACTGGAAAAGCAATTTTGCGGAATCCGTTTGCTGATTGACCATCATTTGAACGACCCGCTCACGCCAGCGGCGTTCCTCCATCGTCGACCACAGCACGAACGCGAGGAACAAGATATTGAACACCGTCATGGCGAGCACAGTCGGCGAATCGCGAAGCGCATCCACGAATCCCGAAGCTACCTTGCCGACTTCCTCGACGGGACCGGGGTTCACGGCGTTTTCACCATGACCTTGACGCCGCGCGACGCGGCGATTGCGATTGTGATGGTCACCACGGATTCGTCGGGTTCAAGCGGCGCGGCCTCAAGATAGTCTTGCACGGCGGAAAACATTTCGTCGGCCTCGGCCCGCAGTTCCGTTTCGTGTCTGATAATCGGGCCATAGTGATTGCAGAGATTGCGCAACGTGAGGGCACACGATTCGGCGGCGAAGGCGGGCGCGTTCTTGCAAAGCGATTGGAAATGTTCGCCGCGTCCCGAACCATAATTTTCCCAATCGTCGGGCGAGCACGTCACGCCCTCGGCGAACTCGTCGAGGTAGCCGGGTGACAATCCCGCCGCGAATTCATCCATCAGGGCGTCGAACTCGGGGTTGCTCGCGCCGGCCGCGTTGTAGCTCGTTTGAAACAAGCCGGCCTCGCACGTGTCCGATGACACGTTATCGGCCGTCATGTCGCGCCCGCAACAATGCTCCCCGGAGCTTTCGCGCATCCCGTGGCCGAGCATCAGCGCATACAAGTGGCGCAACGTATCGGCCCCACTCGCCTCATTCGCCATGCCGAGCGCATAGAATTCGTCGTTGTAAAGATTGAGCGCATCCTTGTCGGAGTTCGTTCGCGCCTTGGCCATTTCAACCGCCGCCGGGTGCTCGGCCTTCAATTTGAGGTACGTCTCGGCGAAGGCGAGCGCCATGCCTTGCATGTAGCCAACCGGCGCAACGCCCCGGTCATCCCACTTATAATCGGCGATGTCCGATCCGGTCGCGAGTTCCATGATGGTTGTCTGCTGTTCTGCCGTGAGCATCTAAAGACTCCCCGCGACGCGGAACAACTCGTTGACTTGATCGGCCGACCAATTCTCATACACCACGTATTGCTGGAATCCTTCACTAGTCCGCGTGATCGTGGTGTCGCCGCACAATTGCATCGTCGCATTGAACTGTTGATCGGCCGGGAGTGTGTCGATGTAGCGTTGCATCCGATCCGGCACCGTGCCCGTCTTGATCGCGGCCATAGCCTCTTGCTGCGTGATGTAGCCGAGTTGCGCCATCGCTTGGAAGAACTGCCGATTCGTGACGCTCGTCGGGACCATCGCGGCAGTCGGGTCGTGCGCGGCAATCACCGAGTCGAGCGTCGTATTCTGCTCATCGGTTAGATCCTCGCGGCCCGAGATCTCGCCGGTCAGCGGCACCCACGAGAACGGAAGCCCGCCGAGGCCGGCGGCGTGAACCTCGTCGCCGAACGTCGGCCCGAATATATCCGCCATGTCATTGCCTCACGATGCCGTTGACTTGAACATAAAATGTTCCGGTCCCGTTAGTGACAACGCCCATCGGAATATACCAATGCACCGCCTCGGTTACGCTTCTAGCATCGGGCGAGCAAAGCGCTTGGTACGCATTGGCGTTAAAACTGTTGAAACCGGATTGCAGACCGGCGTTGCTGTCGAAACCAATATAAGCATACATCCCGGCTGATGACCCCGCAGATTGACTCATTTCGCCACCGAGGACTCCGAAAACGCCCTCGCCGGCCAACGTGATAAAGTTCGCAAAGGCACCGGCGAGCGTGACCGGCGTTGTTGATGTCGTCGTTGCACCATTGGTATTTGGGCTTTGAATGTCGCGATTGCGCGGATTGAACCACGATGCGATGTAGCGATGCGAAGCGTCATCTTGAAAGATCGTGGTCCCGCCGATGTAGCCCGCCCCGATGAGCGTGCGCGAGGAGTCACCATTCTTGATTTCGACGCCAACGTTGCCAGCGGTCGAATCGGTTGCGTGCCCGGTCGTTGACCAATCGATGACGAGAGATCCCGACACATAAGCGAGATAGGCGTAATAAAACGTGTTAGTGCCGAGCGTCTGCCCCGCGACACCATTGAGGTAAGCATTGTTGATGACGCTCGCGACGCCGCCCGACGGAATGTCATAGATGATGCCGTTGATTTTGGCCTTGTTCCCGTTGAACGGCTTGAACGCGACTTGGTTGCTCGCGACGTAGAGCAGTCGGCCGCATTGCGGGACGATGCCGGCCACAACGAACGCCGTCGTCGCGAGGCGAGTCGATGAGTCGCTCGGGCTGACGACGGGCGCGGGGGCGGCGGGTGAGCCGGTGAACGTCGGCGAGGCGAGCGGTGCGAGGCCGGTCACGAGGGCTTGCGCGAACGCGGTGGTGCAGATCTTCGTCGAGCTATCCGAGCCGGGTGTCGGCGTTGGCGCGGTTGGTGTGCCCGTCAATGCCGGCGACGCAAGCGGCGCTTTCAATGCGAGGTTGGCTTGCCCCCATGCCGTTGTGGCAATCGAGGTTGAACTATCGGCGGTCGCGGGCGTCGGGGCCGTCGGTGCGCCGGTGAATGCCGGCGAGTTGAGCGGCGCGCCGGTGGTGAACCCGGTGTAGTTCGTGCCATCGCTGACGATGATTGCGCCTTGGTTTTGATTGAGCGTGAGCGTCGCGCCGCCGAGGATCGTGCCCGAGGCGGGCGTGATGACGACGTTGCCCGCGCCGCGATTGTTGACCCAACAAAACCACCCCTTATAAAATCCGATTGTGCCCGGTACTATCGCGCCGCTGTTCGCGGCCGGCAGAGACACCGCAACCCCGCCCGCGTTGTTGTATGTGATTTGCGTCGCGAGATCCGACGCCGCAATGGTGTCGGTGGTGCCGGTGCGCGTCGCCGCGTCAAAATAAAGATCGTGGTTATCGTTCCAATCGTGCGCCGGCCGCACGAGCGTCGGATCCGACCCGTCAGCAATGCCCGACACGAGCCGATGATAAACCTTCCCGGTCATTTGCTTGCCTTGCCCGAGGGCTGCGGTTGTTCAAGCGGCGGCGGTTGCGGGTCGTCGAGCTTGAAACGCGCATAGGGCTTGCCGTCGGCAAAGCCTTGCTGTTTGCGCCACGTTTCCCATTCGGCATCGGAATGGTTGCAAAGCAAATGGGGTTCGTCGTGCGCGTTCCACCGATTGCCGCACATCGTACACGTCCAATATGCCGGCGGCGTTGGCACCGGAACGGAATGCATCCCCGGCGAGGCGGGTGCAACAGGCTTCGACATGAGTTGGACTCCTCAGTGCCAAATGTAAGCGTTTGCGTTGCCAACCGTATTGACGGGCGGCGTCACCGCGCCGGCAAACGTCGCACCAACGGCCGTTATATTTGCGCCGGCTTGTGCGTCGATGTCGAAACTTCCATTCCCGTAAAATGACCCGTTATAGACTTGCGCCCATCCGCCATTAGCAACCATGCCGAATGTGGCATTCTCGTGCAGATAGGTCATTTGGTTATACAGATTGACTTGACCCGTCATGTAGACGCCGGTGCTGCCATTGTGGTGTGCGTCCATCCACGTGATGCAAGCGACGAAGCCGCCCTGATAAAGATCAACCCCGGTGTTCCCGTTGCCCTTGCTCGTCAGCTTGTCGAACCAATTCCACGAGCCGAAGCCACGGAACCCAATTTGCCCGCAGCTTGCGATGATTGTCTCTTGGTTAGTCTGCCCAATATAGCCGCCGCCGAGCACGTGAATGCCGTATGTCCCGCACGCGCAAACCGTCATCGATAGCGACGTTGCGGCCCGCAGCGTGCAATTCCACACGCGGATCCCGCTTTCGCCGAAGCCCCACACCGCCATGCAGTCATACCAAACGTCAGCATAGATCTCTAAGCCGCGCCCGTCGTATGGATTCGGCCCGATGCTTTGCGTGCCGGTGAGCAACAGATATCGGAGCGTGATGCCGAACGAAAAATTGCGGATGCCGGCGACGCCGCCGGTGAAATTGAGTTCCGTTGCAAACACGCTGCGGAGATAGACGAGTTGATTCGTTGCATCGACGGCGCGCGCCGACGGCGAGTAGCCGGTGCATGTGATGTTGCCAAAGGACGGCGCACCGCCCTTGAGTGCCGCACCTTGAATGAAAATCCGGTTAGCGTTCGGGTGCCAGATCTCCAACGTCGTTGTGTAGACCCATTGGCCCGCCGCGACGAGGAACGTGACCGAACCCGTTTGCGTGATGGTGTAGTTCTGCACCCACGTCATTGCCACGTGCAGATCTGGAAAGTCTGCACCGGGACCATGCACCGTTTTGACGATGGGCGTGGTGATGAACTGTCGAGCGAATAGGATCTCTAACGACTGCCAAAGCTGCGTGAGGTCGGCGTGCGTCGGCACGAGGCCGGCGTTGATGATGACGTTGATTATTTCAAGCTGATCCTCGTCGAATGAGGTGGCCGGCGGGATCGAGCCGGCAAGGCCGACGACGGGGTTGCCGTTGACGTAGCGGGGCCAGCCGCTTCCATCCGGGGGCCGCGACGGCGGAATGGCGGGCGGGTCGGGCAAGCCATAGGGTTGCGAATAGCGCATTCGCCTTTACTCCATTCGTTTCGAGGAACGCCGCTAAGGAGTCCCGGCCATAGGATCTTCGGGCTGCGTGAGCGGCGTGTAATCGAATAGCACCTCGGTGTGGGCCGGCGACCACCGCCGAATCACGCATTCGAGATCCACCGCGAGCGGAATCCGCAAGTGAGGGTCGATGCCGGCTTGGCCCTTGGTGGCGCGGAACCAAATCAGCGGATGGTCGTGAACGTGAACCGTCCAAGCGAACCGCATTTCGGGCGGCCCGATCTGACATGGCCATTCGCTATAAGATCCATCCGGGTTGATGGTCCGGTTGTCGCCCGCACGGTCGAGGCCAACCATAAACGGGCGATACTCGCTAATCGTGACGGTGTAGCCGAGGAACGCAGCAACGCCGATGAAGAACTCGCGCGACTGTGCGCCGAGAATCGTCATCCGCTGCACGAGGGCACGTTGCCGCTCGCCGATTGTCAGCGGTTCGGCGTAGCACGGATCCGGCAAGCCCCAATTGCGCTCCCAATCGGGAAGCAACTCGACGGTTTGACGCGGGTCGCTTTCGCGTTCGAGCAAGTCGGCCGCGCGCCCATCGACGTAACCCATGACGCCGGCCAGCCCGTACACGACCGTCATAATGATCGAGTCCGGTTCGCGCGGCCACGCGATGCCTTGCGGGAGCAATGCCGCCAACGCCGTGAAGTAGTCGGATTGCCCGCGTCGAACGTGGCGGTCGGGCGGGAAGGCCGGAACGGTCGCCATCAGTCCAAATACGTCACCGTGCCGAGCACGGCGAGGCACCCGTTGTTCGGCATCGGATGGTCGGCCATCGTGAGGTCGAACTCGCTGACGATGCGGCTGATGGCCTCACTCACCCACGCGGCGTAAATCGTCGTTGCCGACTGCGGCACGCCGCCAACGGTGAAGCCGGGTGATGCACGGTCGAACAGCATCGCCGCAACGCTATCCTCGGCTTGTTGGCGGAGTGAAAGGCTATCGTTGATGATGCGAAGCGTATAGTTGATCGGCTCGGGGATCGGGGCCTCAACAAAAAAATCCTTTACCGCAACGGGCCGCTTTTCATCGAGATAGGCTTGCACCGTCGCGATGTCGGTGGCCAACGGAAAGCCCGCATTCGAGGCCCGCAGCGCATCGCACATGAACCGCACCGTCACCGTGCCCATTCCCATTTCGCGAGCGGCGCACCATGCGCGCGTCACGCCAGGACACGCGAGAACCCACGCCACGTAATCGTCGGCGTCGCCGCCCATCGGCGGCTTTTGGATCCGTTCGAGCACGCGCGCCCGCAAATCGTCGTCGGTTTCTTGATCGGTGCCGCCAACCAACTCGACGACGGTGACGGTGGTATCGATGCCCCCCATCGCAACCACGAATGACAAATTTGCGCCAGCCGGCAGATTGCCGGCCGTGCCGGCGACCGTCGCGCGTATCGCCCCATTGGTGGGCGCGGCCCCGATTTCGATTTCTTCGGTGGTTTCAAACGCGACGCCCTCGCCTTGCGCCATCAGTTGCGTGAAAATCGGAATCACTTGCCCTTGAGTGCCGGTAAAGCTCGCAATGCCCTCGGAATAGGTTGGATCCTTCCGCCCCGTGCTCCCGTCGGCATTGACGAGCCAAATATCGCCATGCCGGTCGAGCCATATCTTTTCGGCGGTGTCGGGCAAAAGCTGATTGGCCAACCAATCGATGTAACGCAGGATCAAATGCGCGAGGCCGCCTTGCGAGTCGGACATCACCCGCAACACATTGTTGGCGACCATGACGGCACCCTTGAGCGCCGCCGTCACGTCGTCGCGCACCATTTGGCGCACGGTTCGCAGCGTGGGCGTGGTCCAAGGCATCGTCGTCAGTTCCCCGCAATGAAGTCGGCCCACAAGCTTTGAAAGCGCAGTTCAATGGCGTCCTTCGGCCCGCGATACACCGTAATCAAAACCTCGATGCGCTCGAGCCCAATGCGCGACGCCATCACTTCGATACGGCTCGCAAGCTTGTTGTCGAGGAATGGGCGCATCGCGATGCGCGTGTAATCCTCGGCACGCTGCAACGTCGCGCCCTCGAACGAAAACGAGTCGCTGATCTTGGCGCGCGTGAGCAACCAATTCTTGCAGCCGAGCGGCCAGCCACCCCATATCGGGAAGGCGTCATAGTCGCCCCACCATCCGCGCCTATCGGTGGCATCCGGGTCGGGCAAGATCTCGTCGGGATCGGCGAGGGCATCCGTCATCAACGCGACCTTGATGGCGTTGATGAGTTCTTCCTTTTCGTCGAGCGTACCGAGCGGCGTCAGCATCCAATCGGCGAACGTGCCGTGAAGATCGGCATGGCTGACAATGCGAACGTCGGCCATCAGTCGGCCCCCGATCCCGGCACGCCATACACGGCGCTACCGCCAACGTCGGCGTAGGCGTCGCCCTTCACCTCCATCGGCTGATTCGCGCTCGCGGATCCGAGCTTCACGTTGCCGATGAAAACCCACGTCGTGCTGCCCGCGTCGTAATAGCCGACAACCTTGCCGCCGGAACGGAACTCGATTTTCCCGCCGCCGTCGTGATACCACGTTTTCGTCGTGCCGTCGTATTGCCCCACAACGGTGTCGCCCTGGCGGAACTCGATGTGATCCTTGGTGACGCGCACCTCGTGGTTCACCGACTCGCCTTCGTGCTTGTATTCTTGCTGTTGCCCGCCGCTT